AAATGGGTAAATTGACACTAAAACAGCAGGCTGCCGAGATCATTCGGATCGCCGAAGAGTCTGGAGTTCAGGGAAACTACTTCTTTATCACGACATTCAAGCGGTATCAGACGCAATTGAAGATCATTGACGAGCTGGAGCGCATCATGGAGTCCGAGGGACTGTTCGTGGAGAAGACTTATGTGAAGAATTCACCGAACAAGACGGCTCACCCGGCGATTGCGGAGTTTAACCGGACAACGGACTCGGCGAACAAGACGGTGGCAACGCTGATCCGGATCATCAAGAACTTTGCGGTGGCTGAATCGGGCGATGACGAAGATCCGCTGATGCAGATGATCAACGGTGAGGAAAATGAATAGAGCGTATGAGTACTGCAAGGCGTCTATCGGTCGAGATAGTACGCCTTCTTACGTTAAGAAGCAGATGGAAGCCTGGATGAAGGTCTGCGAGGGCAGGGATGAGAAGTACATCGTGTCTGAAAGCAAGCTGAAGCAGATCGAAAATATTTTGAAGCTGCTGATCATGCCGAAAGGATTGAAAGCCGGCCAGACATTGTATGAATGTACGGTGGGATATCAGTGGCTGTTCTATACGGCGACACTCTGCACCGTTTACAGGGATAATCCCGACCGGAGAAGGTACGAAACCGGCGTTCTGGAGCTCTCTCGGAAGAACTTCAAGAGCTATACATGTGCGACCATCTTCATTCTGCTCTTTCTGACCGAACCGAAGTTCTCGAAGTTCTACTCGGTTGCTCCTGATTACGCTTTATCAAAGGAGATCCGGGAGGCGGTCGCCGAGACAGTCAGATCCTCGCCGGCAATCTATGAGTTCCACGACAAGAAGCGGTTCAAGATTTTAAGAGATTACATCCAGTTCATCCCTACACAGACGCAGTACATTCCACTGAGTTATTCGACCAGCAGGATGGACGGACGGCTGCCGAATGCTTTTATTGCAGACGAGGTCGGAGCTTTACCGGTAAGCTATCCCATCGAAGCGATGAGGTCGGGACAATTGAACATCCTGAACAAGCTGGGCTTCATCATCTCCACGAAATATCCAACAATCGACAATCCTTTCGAGGATGAAGTGAGATATTCTAAGCGAGTGCTGGACGGCCTTGAGAATGACGAAACGAGATTCTCGCTTTTGTATGAGCCTGATCAGACGCGGGGATGGGAAAGCGATGATCTGATCCTGCAACAGGCTAATCCGGTGGCTTTAGAGATCCCGGAGATCTGGGAGGATCTGATCAAGAAACGCGCATACGCCATCGCGGTGGAGTCAGCCAGGGAGAACTTCGTCTGCAAGCACTGCAATATCATCTATCAGGGCGCCGGCACGGAAACCTACATTGATGTGGCTGATGTCCAGAAGTGCAGAGCTGCGCAGATCGACTGGAAGGGAAGAGTGGTCTATCTCGGTTTAGACTTATCACAAACAGACGACAACACCTCGGTGTCAATGGTATCGGTTGACGAGGATGGGAACGTACTGGCAGACAGCTGGGCGTTCATTCCTGCTGATTCAATAGAGGAGAAGTCCGTCAACGAGAAGGTGAACTATCGAGAGCTCTGCAGAACGGATCACGTTATAGCTTGCGGAGACCGGGTGATTGACTATGCCGTTGTGGAAGACTTCATCCTGAGTATTCCGGAACGGTTCGGAGTCCAGATCCAGGCGATCGGTTACGACAGATGGAACGCATTATCCACGGTTCAGAAGCTCGACCGGGCAGGATTCAACATGGTCGAGATCCGGCAGCATTCTTCCGTTCTTCACAGTCCGACAAAATTGTTAAGGGAGAAGATACTCAAGGGCGAGTTCAAGTACATGACGAATCCTCTGCTTGAAATCAACTTCCAGAATGCGAGATGCATCGAGGACACGAACAGAAACAAGTATGTGACGAAGAAAAAGAGCAAGGGCAAGGTGGACATGGTTGTATCTATGATCAACGCCGTGTACCTATTAGAGCAGGACGGTCTGGACGCCATGGACTTCGTGGTCATGACGCTGTGATCCACAAGAAAAAAGTGCCTTTATGGTATAATTAGGGTATCGAAAAGAAACAGAAAGGAGTTACTTTGTGGCGATTTGGGACATATTCCGCAGAAGTACGGAGTACACTCCGGAAGTTTCAGATGTGCTTTTGAGAGCACTGCTGAACAACGAAACGATTACAAGAGATAAAGTGCTGACACTGCCGGTGGTAAGCGGCGCGGTGGAGCTTATTTGCAATGCCATTGCAACGATGCCGGTCAGACTGTTCAGATACAAGCAGGACAAGGTCGAAGAAGTGGACGATGATCCCAGAGTTTCCATGCTCAACGGAGACACGATGGACACTCTGGACGGCTTCCAGCTGAAGAAGGCCATGGTTGAGGACTATCTGCTCGGTAAGGGCGGCTACTGCTACATTCAAAGACGGAGAAACGATGTCACAGGCCTGTTTTACGTTCAGGAGAAGGACATCGAGATCACGATTAATACAGATCCGATCCACAAGCAGTATGTCATCAACGTTGAGGGCAAGAGATACGATCCGTGGGAGTTCGTGAAGTTACTGAGGAACACCAAGGACGGCGCCAGCGGTGTCGGGATCACGATCCAGCTGTCGAAATTGTTCGAAACGGCGTATCAGACGCTCCTGTATCAGCTGGGATTAGTGAAGAGCGGCGGCAACAAGCGCGGCTTCATCAAGAGCGACAAGAGATTGACGCAGGACGCCGTGGATGCCTTGAAATCAGCCTGGGCGAGAATGTACGCGAACAACTCCGAATCCGTTGTGGTGCTGAATGACGGCCTGCAGTTCCAGGAAGCTTCTAATTCATCCGTGGAGATGCAGCTGAACGAATCCAAGCGGACGATGGCTGACGAGATAAACAACCTCTTCCACATCTCCACTGATTTTGAGACGACATTCAAGCTGGCGATCTATCCGATTGTGAAAGCATTCGAGACCGCGCTGAACCGTGACCTCTTACTTGAGAAGGAAAAGAAGAAGGGATACTTCTTCGAGTTCGATGTGAAGGAGATCACCAGAGCTTCTCTGGTTGAGAGATACAACGCATACAAGACCGCGAAAGAGACCGGCTTCATGACGATCAACGAGATCCGTCAGGCTGAGAACATGGACTACATCGAAGGCATGGATGTCATCAATGTGGGACTCGGCGCGGTGCTGTATGACGCAGACACGCAGACATACTTCACACCGAACACCGGCGAGACGCAGACAATCGAAACGGAGGTGGCTGAATGATCATCCCAAGAGGCACAACTCCGAGCGTCCAGTATGTTTTCAACACGGTCAATGTATCTGAGATCGTGGTCGCATATCTGACCATCGAGCAGAACGGCACGCTGATCACCGAAAAGGATCTGACAACGGCAGATGTGGGTGAGAAGACGCTGACATGGAAGCTCACCCAGGTTGAGACATTGAAGATCAAGGACAAGATCCCGATCAGAGTCCAGGTCAGATATAAGCTCTCAGACGGATCAGCTTTTGACAGCCTGATCACCACATGCAGCCCATACGAAATCCTTAAGGAAGGAGTGATCTGATGCTGACGCTTCAAGCTGATCTTAATATCTCGCTTCAGCTTGATGGCGACCTTCAGACCACGGAGCAGCTGAACGGCGAGCTGGCAGTCATTCAAGAATCCGGAAGAGTGATTCCGTATCAGGGAGCAACCGAGGTCACGCCATCGAGCGAGGCACAGATCCTTGAGACCGAAGGATTCACAATGCTGGAGAACATCACAATCAATCCCATCCCGAACAACTATGGTCTAATTACCTGGAACGGATCGACATTGACGGTTTCATAAGGAGTTTATATGGCACAGAACGTAGTCATCAACAACGTAACCTATCAGAACGTGCCCGAAGTGGACATCCCGAAGAGCGGTGGCGGCACTGCGAAGTTCTACGACACCTCAACAGCGACCGCTGCAGCCGGAGACATCCTCACCGGTAAGACGGCATACGGCGCGACCGGCTCTGTTCCCGGTTCAATGGCGAACAACGGCGCGACCGGAGGAACAATCGGCACGGTGGCCGGGACTTATTCCATCCCTGCCGGTTATACAAGCGGTGGTACGGTTTCCCTCACCAACGTGGGCGACTGCACGGCAGCGAACATCTTGAGCGGCAAGAGCATCCTCGGCGTGGCTGGTTCACTCTCGATGGTTTCTGTTTCACAGGACGGCACAACAAAGGTTCTGTCTATTTCATAAGGGGGTGTTCTTTTGGCGAAGAACATCACCTTGCTGGGCGCGTCTTATTCAGATGTACCGGCGGTGGATCTGCCTCAGACCGGAGGAGGTACTGCGAGATTCACAGACACTTCACCGACCACGGCAACGGCGTCTGATGTAGCCTCCGGGAAGATCTTCTTCCTTGCGGACGGCACACAGGAAACCGGCACGGCATCAGGTGGAGGCGGTACTGGAGGCATCACGCAGGACTCCAACGGATACCTCGTTCTCGATGAAGAGGGCGGAGGCGGCGGTGGAGGCGGCGGTGGAGCAACAAACTTCGTTCAGGGAGAGTTCCACACAGACGCATCCGGAGATGTCATTCAGACGGTTAACATTCCGTATACAGGGAGCGGTTATCCGATTTCCGTGGTTGTTGTTCTTAAGGAAGGCCTCGGAGGTACGAACTCAACATGGCCGTCCCTGGTCGAACGATATGCGGTTGGATACTGGACATGCAGCAAGCTGAATCCGAACGTTGCACCAACATATGACACAGGATATTCAGACGATGGAGACAAGGCCGCTGTGATGGCTCAGTACAAATCCAGCGCGTCCGGTACATCGATCAGTAATGCCGGGAGCACCGGGCATACACTTTACGGAACAGACGATCCATCCGACTATTACGGTTACTCGATGATCGAAATCACAAGCAACACGCAGTTCAAATGCATTGTGCGGAACACCGTGAAGGCGTATGGGCTGCGTAAGAATACGGATTACTTCTATTACATCGTCTATTCGAGTTAAGGAGGCTTTATGGCAGATACATTAAAAGTCTTCGGAACAACCTATACCGGTGTGGAAGGATTCAAGGCCTCTGATGGAAACAACGGAACGCTGACATACATCAGACCCACAGGCACGCTTTATTGTGATGACTCCGGCACATGGGATGTCACATATGCTTCATCGTTTATTGTTGGAGCAGGAACGGAAGGAACACCAACTGCCACAAAAGGAACAGTTTCAAATCATTCTGTGACGGTTACACCTTCTGTGACAAACGCAGAGGGATGGATCACTGGAAGCACGAAGACCGGGACGGCTGTGACGGTTTCCGCATCGGAGCTGGTTTCCGGAAGCCAGAACATTACAACAAACAACACATACGATGTAACAAACCTGGCATCCGTAGTGGTCAACGTTGCAGGAGGCGGTGGGCTGACGCTGCTGAACACAACCTCGGTCGGTTCGATCTCGACATCTTCAACATCGGCGACTGCGACATCGACAACCTTATCGGTATCGGGTGTACAGAGCTACGACCTCTTGATTGTTGAAGTTTCGGTGAACACGAAAACGAACAACAGGCACGCAGCGACAACGAGATTGATCTGGCTGACAGCTGGTTCGACCATCGGGACGAAAAACGGCGCGACCATCGCGACCGCGACCTGGAACGTGAAGCTGAGTTCCAACGGCACGGCGACATCGAGGGCGAACACGACACCTTACGGAGTATATGCGTACTCCTGCACGCTATCGACTTCAAACAGCGTCACGACCGCATCGATCCCGATCTATCAGAGATATAACTCAACGCAGACAGGAACGATCAACGGAACATACACCGCCAGAACCTATGGCGTTAAATTGTACGACTTAATCGGAGGATAACAATGGACATCATCTTGAGAGACGACAAGGTCATCATTGACGGCTATGTCAATGCGGTTGATAGGAACTCCAAGCCTTTGATGAGCCGCCTCGGAAGGTTCTTTGAGAGAATCCTGCCGGGCGCGTTCAAGAAGGCGCTGGACAGAGCGGAGGATGTCAGAATCCTTCTTGACCACAACATGGAAAGAGACCTGGGCGGCATCAAGGACGGCAACCTCACTCTTGAAGAGGACGCCATCGGGCTGAAAGCACACGCCGAGATCACGGACGCGGAAGTCATCAGATCCGCAAGAGCCGGAGATCTGGTCGGATGGTCTTTCGGATTCTACGACACCGAGGACGGCGTGGAGATGAGCCTTGACGCGGACACAGGCCTTCCTGTGAGAAAGGTGTCGGATCTGATCCTGGAAGAAGTTTCGCTGCTGGATCGGGCGATGACGCCGGCTTACGCTGGCACGCTGGTGTCAGTTAGAAACGATGGAAAGCAAATTAGTTACTCGGAGACATCCGAAGACATGGAGCTCCGGTACGAACAGTCAGAACAGCCTTCGGCTGATGACATAGATTATTCGGTCTACGAAAGCATGATCGAAGAAATGAAAGGGGACTAAGCATGAGCAAGGAAGCGATTGAACGCAAGAACGACCTGATCGAACGTGCGCAGAAGATCCTCGACACAGCGAAGGCTGAAA